TCATAGTGGCACCGCTAGAAGAGGCTGGAGTTTTGCTTTGGCCTCATTAAATGCCCGTACGACATGGCGCTGAAGGTAAATGCCGTGAGAGCCGAAAAAAAAGCAGATGTCGTCCTCATAGAGCGAAGCCTGCACAAAATCGCCAATACTCAGTAGATTGCATCGCCCAAAAGCGACGTTAAACGTCGCCTTCATTCCCGCCTCAATGTAATGGTTCTCGGAGTCTGGATGACACAGTGCATCGCGCACGTACTTGATGAGGTCGGATACGTCGTTCACTCTGGCCAACTTTTTGACATCGTCGTCAAAATTGATTCTTGAAGAGAATGCTTCTGTTTTGTACATCAAGTCTCGAAGTGCTATGAGTAACTCAATGAAGGCCGCCCGAAAGAGGACATGCCTTGAGTTTGCCTGAGTAAATATTTGACAGGCGAACAGCTCATCAATCCTTCGAATCGCAGATTCGATATCACTTCTGGTCATGAAATCTAATTCTGGCATATTGCGTCCTTAAAATTAGTGGCATCGACAGGAGTTTCAGTATAACGGTCGTAGCGACCTGGCGCCGGAAGAATTGAACAAGCGCCCAAGAGCAACGGATCGGGGTCAGGCCTGACATTTCGGCACAACCTCAGGTTTCATAGAACTGGGGCCGTGAAGTTCGCCCCCCGTTAAGCTTTTGCCTGATTGTCAGACCGCCCCCTTACTCGCAACCATCCAAGCCCGTGTTCATTTTTTCACACGCGGAGGAAGCGGATCAGCTACGGCCATCAGACGTTCCGCTGGATACTGCTGGAACAAATCCTCTTCGCCCACAAGGGAACCATTGAGCCAGCCGTGATACTGGTCCGGGTCGAGGATCATCACCATCCGTTTTTCATCATCTGGCTTGTGGAAACGTTGCATCAGCGGGTGGCCATCGGCGTTGATCGTCAGCATCGAGAACGACAGCAGCAAATCTTGCGGCCGGAATTCCCATATCCCGGCGATGGCGGCCGGCATTCCATCGGCGCGCTCGATGCGCCAGCGGATCGGCTTCCCTGTTTCGTAGCAGGGTTCGAAGAAGTTACCGGCGGGGATAATGCAGAACTGTTTGCGCTTCCAGGCATTGCGGAAGGATGGCTTCTGCGCCACGGTTTCGGTGCGGGCGTTGTAAGTCTGGCGCGCCAGCTTCATATCGGCCCAATGCGGAACCATCCCGAAACATGCCGGCGCAACTTCCAGCTCACCGGGCACGTCATGCGAGGCGCGAATGATCGGCGCCATGTAGCCTGGCCAGGCTTCCGGCGGCAGGTCAAATTGAGGAGAGCGAACAGCGAAATGCTGTTCGATTTGATCGCTACGGCTGGGGGTATAGTCGGCGCACATGCCATTTATTCTACCTGCCTTCTGGCATTGGCGGCGGCTCCGTCCCGACAAAACACAGCCAGGACTGCGCATAGTCGCAAAATTGCATATCCACTTTGCTGCGCTCAAACCCTGACAACACCATGCGCCCATCCCGATACCAGAGCAAATTCACATCGAACAGTGTGTCAACGTATTTGCCGCTCTCTCCATAAGTGAAGCGGGCCAGCCTTACCAGACGGTGCAAGCCCTGATCTGTCGTTTCAACGACTTCCAACGTTCCGGGCCGTGCTGAGTTGTAGCGATCATGCAGCCGTCGCTTGGGCACCTCCACGCCAGCAAGGCGCATCTTTAACATTTTAACAATCATTGTGACACCCAAGTAAAATACTGTACATACATACAGTATATCAAGAGTTCTTGAGGTCGCAATACCCAGCAATGATGCAAGAGCGTGAAGATGAATGATGCCCAGAAAAGGACACCAGTACATGGCGCAGAACCGCGCCAGGTCGCGGCACAGCGCGAAAACAATATCGTTCCCACGTCGCAACACCGGCAGTACTAAAAGCCGCTCAAAGTGCGTCAAAATGCGTCAAATCGCGCGCCCCCTCTTCGCCCCGCCGCGCCAGTCCTCATGCGCCTTCGGCCTTGGCGCAAATTTGAGTCAAAAGACCCCTAACTAGCGGGCAGGTGTGGAGGGGGACAACTGCGCGCGCCGGGCCGAAACGGGGCTTTTTCTTGCTCTCATGGCAATATCATTCGTCGGGACGTGAAAAAGCCGCCTCATGGGCGGCCTGTGGGGTAGCTGGGGCGCTCTGGCGCGGCTTGGCTATCGCGGCCCTGCCCTGCCGGCTATCGCGGCGTTGCGGCTATCCTGAGCGACCGGCACGGGCCTTCGCCGCCTGCTCCTTCTCGTAGTCGTCGCGGCAATCAACGTTGCAGAACGGCAGGCCAGGCGCCAGCGCCTCGTCGCAGTAGTGGCAGGCGCCGTGCGCCACCAGGGCGGGCCGTCCGCGGACTGCGGCCAGGCCGCGCGCTACCTCGGCGAAGATGATCGTATCGGTGTTGTCGATATGATCGCTCATGCCGCGCCCTCCCCTGCAGCCAACTCATACGGGGCGAAGCGCACCACTTCCACGCCGGCCCATTCGTTGATCGCCATGAACTGCGACTGCAGCGGCACCAGCTCGTTGCGGGCGAAGACGCGCGCCGCTGGCTCGACGGCGCCGAAGCCGCCGGCATTGTTCGGCAGGATGCCCATGAGCTGGGGCGGCACGCGGTGCGCGGCCAGCTGGTCGTCGCGGGTCACGCTCTTGATGTTGAAAAACTCGTCCTTGGCGGCCACGTCGGAGACGGGCAGAATCTGGATGCCGTCCTTCTTGCCGTTCGGCGCGTACATGAACAGGTTGCGGAAATTGCCCGGCCCCTTGCTGTCGCGCATAGCCTGGCGCAGGTTGTCCACGTCCTGGGTGTTGGCGGCCGCGTCCGTCATGTAGAACACGAAACCGGCATGCGAGCCGTTCTTGTAGTACTTGCGGCGGAACAAGGTGGCCGCCTCGTTGAGCCAGGCCGATTGCAACGCGCTCAGGTATTGCGGCACGCCATACAGCTCCTGGTTGACGTCCGGTTCCATCAGGTGGAACACGCGGCCCTTTTCAAACTGGTGCGCCGTGCCGTGATTGGTCACGAAGAAATACGTGTCCCAGTCAATACCGCGCCGCATGTACTTGGCCAGCGCGTGCGCGAACGTCAACGGGCGCCCGCTGCGGCTGGGCCGGTCTTCCAGGTAGCAATTGCCGAAGGTCAGGAAGTCGAGCGCCAGGCGTTTGAAGGCGTCGCGCGACAAATACTTGCTGGGCATCAGTGTCGACGCCAGCACGTTGGCCTTGAAGTGGATCGCGCTGGAGTGGTGCACGCCGGCATTGAACGACTTGGCCAGGCCGGCCAGGTTGATGGGCGGCTCGTACCACTCGCCATTCTTCCAGCACTCGAAGCAGTCGAGAATGTCGCCGTGCTCGAGCACGGGCGTGGGGTCGCCGAAGGAAAACGCCTGGATGCCGGCGGCGTCCGGTGCCGGGGCTGTGGCCGTGTCTGCGCCAGGTGCGGAGCGCGCGCGGGCACGCTGATGTCGTTTGTTGCTCAAGAATAAATCTCCATGATGGATTGGTTGTTGTCGGTACTGCCTTCGAAGGGTTCGTGGTCGAGCGCGTGCATGCAGGCCCACGCCAGATCGGCGTGGCCTGTCTCGTCACTGCGCCCGGCCACATAGGTGACGTGCCGCCCGCTGGGCGTGAGGGTCTTGCGGATCGCCATGAACGATTGCGCGATGTCGATCCAGCCAGCGTCAAATTCCAGCCGGCCCTTGCTGATGATGTTTTTGGCCTTCAAGACCATGCGCGTCTTGACTTCCGGCGAGTAGTTCAGGGCCGTGACGGCTGGGAAGAAGCCCTTCACAATCGGCAGCACGCCGATGCCCATGCCCGTGGTATCGATGCCGATGTATTCGACGTTGTAGCGCTGGGTCATCTGGCGGATGGCTTCAGCGTGGTCTTCAAAGCTCTGCCCGCGCCACTGGTGGCGTTCCAGCACGCGGAACTTGCCGCCGGCCGTCATCGGCGGCGCCAGCACCACGCAGCCGGCACTGTCGCCGTTCAAGGCCGGGTCATAGCCGATCCACACGGCGCGGTTGCCGAACGGACGCAGGCCCAGCAGCGGCTTGTAGTCGTCCCATTCCACCCAGGAATCGACCATGCAGCGCTGCAGCTCGTTCAAGGGAAAGACGCTGTCCGAATCGTCGATGAAATTGCACATCAACAGGTTTTCGAACTGGTCGGGGCTGTATTCGAAGTTGCGCAGCTCATCGATGTCGAACAGGTTGCAGCCGCCGCGCTCGGCGTCGAGAATCGTGACAATCTGACGCCAGATCTTGTCTTCACCCGTAAAGCCGGACGCCAGGCGCTGGTGGCTCACGTCGATGTTGAATTGCTCGGCCTTGGCGCGGCGCTTGTTGAACAGCTCGCCCGTCCAGAACGGATAGGCCTGGTGCGTGGTCGAGGATGGCGTCGAGAAATACGTCTTGCGCCATTTCTTGTGGATGGCCATGCCCGAGGCCACCTTGTTCAACTCCTGGAAATTCTGCGTCCAAAAGAATTCATCGAAATAAAAATTGCCGTGATAACCCTGCGCCGTGCGCGCATTCGTCCCGAGGAAATACAGGTGCGCGCCGTTCGGCAGCACAATGGGATCGCCCGTCAGGTCAATGCCGGCCGCCTCGCGTGCGAATTGCACGATGTATTGCTTGAAGACGTGGGCCTGGCTTTTTGAGGCAGACAGGAAAATTTGATTGCGGCCCGTGGCCATGGCATCGGCCAGCGCCTCGCGCGCGAAGTACCACGTGGCGCCAATCTGCCGGCTCTTGAGGATGGCGCGCGTGCGCTGGTCGCCATTGCGATACCAGACCTTTTGATAGTCGAACAGCGAATCCTGGAAGGCGTCGAGCAGCTGAATACGCTGTTCGTCGCTGAAGTCGTTGCGCGTCGGCTTCTTCTTCGGACCTGCATTGCGGTTCGCCAGCTTGGGATTGAGATCGACCTCGTTGCCGCCCGGCTGCTCGTAGCGGCGCACGCGCGCCATCTGCACGATGGCGCGGGCCAGCAAGTCAATTTCCTTGAAGTCGCTGCCGCTTTTGACCTCTTTTTCGACCAACTTGATGATGCGCAGTTCGACCGCGTTTTCCACGTGCTCGATGCCCTGCGCCTTATCCCACTCGTCGCGCGCTTTCCAGCTGTTGATGGTGCTGCGCTTGATCCCCAGGTGGCGGGCAATGGACGAAATGCGCCAGCCCTTCCAGTACAGGCCGCGCGCCACGCGGCGCGGCTCGGATTCCGGCACGGCCAATTCGGCGATTTTCTCGTCGGGGCTTTGTTCGCTTTTTTGGTCAATGTCTAACATGCCGCCAGCGTAGGCCGCGCGCGCGCGGAACGGGGAAAGGCAAAAGTCGCTATGGCCCATAGCAACCCGCCCCGCATTGAATCGCCGGGCTGCAACGTTGACCATGGCGTTATCCGATCAACCGAGACCCCACCACCATGGCTAAATCCCAATTCTTCCGCGTCGCCACCGAAGGCGCCACCACGGACGGCCGCAACATCGACCGCGCCACCATCGAGCAGATCGCCGCCAGCTACAACCCGAAAACCTACGGCGCGCGCATCTGGCTGGAACACATTCGCGGCATCCTGCCCGACAGCCAATTCAAGGCCTACGGCGACGTGATCGCGGTCAAAGCCGAGGAAGTGGACACGGACAGCGGCAAACGCCTGGCCCTGTTCGCGCAAATCGAGCCGACGCCGGAACTGGTCGCCATCAACAAGGCCAAACAGAAGCTGTACACCAGCCTGGAAATCCAGCCTGACTTTGCCGACACGGCGCAGCCGTATCTGGTCGGCCTGGGCGTCACCGACAGCCCCGCCAGCCTGGGCACCGACGCCCTGAAATTCTCGGCCAACCGCAAGCAGCAAAGCACCAACCTGTTTAGCACTGCCGTCGAAGTCGAGCTGGTATTCGATGAGCCGGCGGGCGTGAAGCTGGCCGATGCCGTCAAAAACCTGTTGTCGCGCTTTTCCAATAAATCCGGCAGCGACGCGGCCCAATTCGCCGACATCAGCGAAGCCGTGCAAGCGCTGGCCGGCCACGTCGTCACCGCGAATGACAACTACGCCAGCGCCGTGGCGCGCCTGGAAAAAGCGGAAACGGCCTTGACGGCCACGCAGCAAGAGCTGGCCGCCTTCAAGACGCAGATGGACGAAGCGCCCGGCAACGCGCCGCGCCGCCCGTCCGCCACCGGCAACGACGGCACCGTGCAGACCGAGTTTTAAGCGGCCACGCCCTCACCCCACATTCATCCAACAACGGAGCACCAATCAATGAAAAAGCAAACCCGCCAGGTCTTCAGCCAGTACGAAACCCGCCTGGGCCAACTCAACGACACGGACAGCGTGGCCAAGACCTTCAGCGTGGCGCCCAGCGTGCAGCAAAAGCTGGAAACGAAGATGCAGGAATCGAGCGAGTTCCTCTCAAAAATCAACATCATGGGCGTAGCGGAACAGGAAGGCGAAAAGCTGGGCCTGGGCGTGTCCGGCCCGATTGCCGGCCGCACCGATACCAAGGCCAAGGAACGCGAAACGCGCGACCTGTCCACCCTGGACAGCACCAAATACCGCTGCGAACAAACCAACTTCGACACGCACCTGACGTATGCGAAGCTGGACGCCTGGGCCAAGTTCCCCGATTTTCAATCGCGCGTGGCCAATGCCATCGTGATTCGCCAGGCGCTGGACCGTATCGTCATCGGTTTTAATGGCATTAAGGTCATGGCCAACACCGACCTGGCTGCCAATCCTCTGCTGCAGGACGTCAACAAGGGCTGGCTGCAGCACCTGCGCGAACAAGCGCCCGAGCGCGTGCTGGGCCTCGTCGGCGCCGGCCTGCCGGGCAAGGTCATCATCGGCGCCGGCGCGGATGACGACTATGCCAACCTGGACGCGGCCGTGGTCGATGCCGTCAACCTGCTGGACCCGTGGTATCAGGAAGACACGGGCCTGGTCGCCATCGTCGGCCGCAAGCTGTTGAGCGATAAATACTTCCCGCTGGTGAACACCAAGCAAGCGCCCACGGAAACCCTGGCGACCGACATCATCATCAGCCAGAAACGTATTGGCGGCTTGCCGGCAGTGCGCGTGCCCTACTTCCCGGACAACGCCATCCTGATTACCCGCTTCGACAATCTGTCGATCTACTTTCAGGACGGCGCGCGCCGCCGCCGCGTCGAGGACAAGCCATCGCGCGACCGCATCGAGAACTACGAGTCGTCCAACGACGCCTACGTGCTCGAAGACCTGGGCCTGGCCGCGCTGGTGGAGCACATCGAGCTGAAAGCCTAAGCCATGAGCAATCTGTCTCCTGCCCTGCGCCACCGCGCGCGCATGCTGGCCGAGCGCACGGCCGGCGCCGCCGAGCCGCTGGGCGTGACCACCGGCAGCGCGTATGAGCTGATGCTTTATAAACTGTCCGATGACCGGCGCCGCCTGAAATCCATCCAGTCCGTCGAACGCAAGATCGAGGTCAAGGCCACCATGCTGGCGACCTATGCGCAATGGATCGACGGCGTGCTGGCCGGCGGCAAGGGCGCGCAAGACGATGTCGTGGCCACCCTGCTGGTGTGGCACATCGACACGGGCGAATACGACCGCGCCCTGGTCATCGCCGCCTACTGCATGGAACATGGCTTCACCCTGCCCGATGGCTACAGCCGCGACATCCCCACCATGATGCTCGATGAATTCGCCGCCGCCTACCTGCAGGGCAAGCTGGGTGACAATCCTCAGCATGCCGTGGCCGTGCTGGGCGCCGTCGAAGCCATGACGGTCGCCAGCGACGCGCCCGACCAGGCGCGCGCCAAGCTGCACAAGGCCATCGGCCTGGCCATGGTGGCCGTGCTGGACCAGCAGGACGCAACGGACATCGCCCCGGCCCTGCTGGAACAAGCTGGCGTAGCCATGGCGCAGTTGCAGCGTGCGCGGGCTTTGTCCGAGTCCGTCGGCGTCAAGAAAGACATGGAACGGCTGGAGCGGCGCATCAAGCGCGCGGCCGATTCCAGCTAAAGAGCAGCCCCCGGCGCACAGGCGGCACGGGGGGATTCTGGCGAATTTACCTGCCTGATGAACCCCGTCCACCGCCTCCCCTTTCACTCCCACCGCAGACACCATGTCCTTTATCGCCCTTCCTCCCGCGCACCAGGTGCCGCCAGCACGCCGCCGGCGCCCAGCCCCACGCCCGGCATCGTGGAAAACGATGGCTGGTTTCCCGACGTCACCCTGGAAGAAATGCGCGACGCCATGCGCCTCGATGGCACCGTCACCGACGCGCGCCTGGTGCAAGCCGTGGTCGATGCCATCCTGCAGGTCAACCGCGAGCTGGCCGCCTGGCAAGGCGTGCATGCGGCCGCCGGCATCACCGCGCTGGCGGATGTGCCGGCCACGCGCATCAACCGCGAAAGTCGTTTGCTGGCGCAGTACCGGCGCGCCGTGTACAGCACGGCCAAGGCGGACTTGATCGAGCGTTACCGCGACTACGACACCACGGCGTCGTCCGCCAGCGACAAGAAAAGCATGGAATGGCTGGACGAAGCGCCAGGCGCCCAGCGACGCAATGCGCAATGGGCCATCGCCGATATGGTCGGGCGCACGCACCTGACGGTGGAATTGATCTGATGCAGGTGCGCACGCAGCAGCACGACACGGTAGACGCCCTGGTGTGGCGCTACCTGGACGACGGCGCCGGCTACGTCGAGCAAACCTTGGAACTGAACCCGGCCCTGGCGCGGCACGGCGCCGTGCTGCCGGCCGGCCTGGTCGTCACCCTGCCGGAACCCGTGGCCAGCACGGCCACCTTCGCCGACGTTGTGCAGCTATGGGACTGACTTTTTTAACAACCTTCAATTCATCTTAATCATGGAGAAACAAGCTATGTCCGCAGAATCGTTTGGTGGCTTCGCCGCCCTGGTCAAACTGTACGGCTTCAAGGCCGCGCTGGGCATGATCGGCGCCGCCATGCTGTACATCGTGCTGCCGCCCTTGAACAGCGACGGCACCTTCAACAAGGGCGAATTCGTCGCCCGCCTGGCCTGTGCCGGCGTGTTTTCCTGCCTGCTGGGCGGCACTGTGTACCAGCTGCTGTGCGCGCAACTGCCGGCCATCGGCGCCATGGTCAACGCTTCCTCCGTTGACCTGATCGTGGGCGCGCCCGGCTGGTGGGTATCGCGCGCCGTGGCCCTGTGGTTCCAGCGCCGCAGCGACAAGGACATCGCCGAGCTGGTCAAAGACGCGAAGGAGCACTGATGGCCAGCACCGACAACAATGTGCTGATCGCGCGCGTGATCGATGACGTGCTGCGCACCGAAGGCGGCTACGTGAACGACCCGCAAGACAAAGGCGGCGAAACCAACTTCGGCATCACCGTGGCCGTGGCCCGCGCCAACGGCTACACGGGGCCGATGCGCGACTTGCCCGTGGCGCTGGCGCGCGCCATCTACACGGCCCGCTACATCACGGGCCCGAAATTCGACCAGGTGCTGGCCATGCACGCCGGCATCGGCGCGGAACTGATCGACACGGGCGTGAACATGGGGCCGCGCGTGGCCGCCGAATTCCTGCAGCGCTGGCTGAATGGTTTTAACGACACGGGCGCGCGCTATCCCGCGCTCACCGTCGACGGCAACCTGGGCACCCAGTCACTGGGCGCGCTGGCGGCCTTTCTCGCCTGGCGCGGCCAGGAAGGCGCCACCGTCATGCTGCGCGCCCTGAACGGACTACAGGCGGCGCGCTATCTGGACATCACGGAAGCGAACAAGACGCAGCGCCGCTTCCTGTTCGGCTGGCTGCGCACGCGGGTGGCGCTGTGATCGAGGCGCCGCCCTGGTGCACGCTGGTCGTGGGCCTGCTGGCGGGCGCCGTGCTGGGCTGGACCGTACAAGGCTGGCGCAAGGACGCCGCCCTGGCCGACTTGCGCCGCACGGCGGCCACCACCCAGGCAACGGCCGCTGCAGCGCTGGTGCAGGCCACAGGCCGCGTGCTGCAACTGGAGCGCGCGGCCACCGGCCAGCTCGCCGCGCGCACCGATCAACTTACCGAGGAAAACCAGCATGCACAAAATGACCGCGACCGCTTTATGGCTGACGTGCGCAGCGGCGCTCTGCGCCTGTCACTCCCCGTCGCCAGCCATTGCGCTGGCACTGGCGCCAGCACCACAGATTCCACCGCTGCCAGCGGCGATCGCCAGCAAGCGCGTGCCGAACTTGACCTTGCGGCTGCGGCAGCTCTTGACGCCATCGCCAGCGACGGCGACGCCGCCACCCGCCAGCTCAACGCCTGCATCGACGCCTACAACCTAGTGCGAGACACCTACCATGTACAAACCGAATAGCCTGCGCCAGCACCTGGCCGCCGCCATCCCCGAACTGCAGCGCGATCCCGACCGCCTCGTCGTTTTTGTCGACGAAGGCAACGTGGTGGCCACCGCCACCGCCTCCCTTTCCTTCGAATACCGTTTTAAATTGAACCTGATCGTGACCGACTACGCGGGCGACGCGGACGCCATCATGGTGGCCATGATCGCCTGGCTGAAAGTCCACCAGGCCGAACTGATGGCCAACGAGGAACAACGCAAGGGCGGCATCAGCTTCGAAGTGGATTTTAATAACCACGAAACCGTCGATATTTCGATTAAGCTGGACTTGAGCGAGCGCGTCATCGTCAAGCGCGGCGAAGGCGGCCGCCACGACATCAAACACGCGGCCGAGCCGCAGGGCACGCCCGGCTATGCGGACGCCTTCTGGACGCTGTACGACGGCGACACCCTGCTGGCCGAATGGCAAGTGCCGCAGGCGGCGGCATGAGCGACGACCTGTACGCGCTGGAAGCGTGGGCCGGCGCCCTGCTGGCCAAGCTGGCGCCGGCCCAGCGCCGCGCCATCAATCACAAAGTGGCCATCGACCTGCGCCGCAGCCAAGCGCAGCGCATCAAGGCGCAGCAGGGGCCGGATGGCGCGGCCTATCCCGCGCGCAAGAAGCGCAAGGAATTCAAGGGGAAGAATGGACGCATCAAGCGCCAGAAGGCGGCCATGTTCGCCAAGATGCGCACCGCCAAACACCTGAAAGTAAAGGCGACCGGCGACCAGATCGAGGTCGGCTTCTTTGGCTGGGTGGCACGCGTGGCGCATGTGCATCAGTTTGGCCGGCATGACCGCGTTAGCAAGAAGGGACCGGCCTTCAAGTACCCGGAGCGGCCACTGCTGGGATTGAGAGAACCGGATCGGACGTTGATACGCGAATCGCTTCTGCGTCATATCGCAAAAAACTAATATGCATCAATGTAAAATTCAACTGACATTAGTTATCAAATGAGTTAGAGTCGCATGAGACTCATAGCTAGGAGAAAATTGAGGAAAGTTAAGAAAATATATGCTTTACACAGGTTAAAGCCTTTGCGCTGAGACACGCCGATTAATGCTCACGTCAGGGTATCATGTGAGCACAGAAAAAATAGCTTATGTTCAATCTCTTAATTTCATCTAATCCAAATAGTTGGTCTGGAGAACCTTATGAATTCGACAAAAGTCGAGTCGCCGTTGAGTACACTGTCGACGAAATCAGCGAAAGATACAAGTCTCTTGATAAAACTGCTATCGAAGAATTAAAGAGCTTCCCAACCTTATTTGTGACCGAGAACGAACAAACGGAGTCTCGAATTGGTCGTATCACAAACATCCGAGTCCAATCCACGAAAGTTTTAATTGAGTATGAATTCAGCCCAACTTTCCCACCATTACCGAGGGGATCTATTGAAAATATCCGATCTCAAATTGATCTTGGAAAATACGAGCTAAATCGTACTCACTGGGCAATCAAAGACGAGCCAATTTTTGATATTCTTTTGAAAAAAGAATGATAACAGCCCAACAATTTGAAGCATCGCAAAAACTCATCTTCGCCAATCACCCAGATCCGCTACTTATTCCTACGCGGCCTGGTGAGTTCAATACGAAACAAGTTTTTATTGTTCATGGGCACGATGACATTGCAAAACTTGAAATGGCATCATTTGTAAAGAGCCTTGAGTTAGAGCCTATCATTCTTCACCTTCAGGCTAGTTCAGGTAGAACAATTATTGAAAAAATTGAACACTATTCTAACGTTGGATTTGGAGTCGTCTTATATACGCCGTGCGACGTTGGGGCCAAAGTCGGCGCACTTTCTTCAGCTTATAGGGCAAGGCAGAACGTTGTCTTTGAACACGGGTATTTAATAGGAAAGCTTGGACGTCCTAGAGTTGCTGCGGTTGTTAAAGGACTGATTGAGACTCCGAACGATATTAGCGGAGTTGTCTACTTAGCTCTTGATGACGCAGGCGAATGGAAAGAAAGTTTGAAGATAGAACTGAGGGCGGCAGGGTACAACGTATGACCACCAACTCTACTACCTATCGATAAATCGAGCTGCGGTAGTCGCTAAGCTGAATATCAACCCGCCCCCGCGTGCATCCGCACGCGGACTTCGGCAACATGCAATGCATGAACGCCGACCTATCCGACCTCCTCCGCTTGCTGCAAAACCTGATCCGCTTGGGCACCATTGCCGAGGTCAAAGGGGCCAAGGCGCGCGTGCGGCTCGGGCCGACACTCACCACCGAATGGCTGAAATGGGCCACCCCGCGCGCCGGCAGCACGCGCACTTGGTCCGCGCCCACCGTGGGCGAACAAGTCATCGTCTTTTCCCCTGGCGGCGACCTGACGCGCGGCATCATCCTGCCGGCGCTGTACTCGCAGGCGTTTGACGCGCCAGAGTCCAGCGACACCATCCACACCACGCATTACCCCGACGGCGCCGTGGTGCAGTACGACCATGCAGCCCACGCCCTGACGGCCAATTTACCCGGTGGTACCGCGACCATCACCGCCGATAAAGTCACATCAAACGCACCCAGCACCATCTGCACGGGCGATTTGACCGTCATGGGCAATCTGCTGGTCAAACTAGCGACGACCGTCAACGGCGCCACCACTCTGAACGGTGGCGTCAACGCCAAGGCCGGCGCCGCTGGTGGCGTGGCCATGGCCGTGCAAGGGACAATCAAGGCGACCGACGATGTGCTGGCCGGCGTCATCAGCCTGCTCAAGCATCCGCACGGCGGCGTCAAGGCCGGCGGCGACAAGTCGGGCGGGCCGCAAGCATGATGGGCATGCACGCTTCCACCGGGCGCAGCCTGACGGGCCTGGACCACCTGCGCCAGTCCGTGGCCGATATCCTTACGACGCCCATCGGTTCGCGCATCCGGCGCCGCCGCTATGGCTCCGAAGTGCCCGAGCTGATCGACCAGCCCCTGAACAGCGCCACGCAATTACGCATTTACGCCGCCACCGCCTTTGCCCTGCGCCGCTGGGAGCCGCGTTTGCAGCTGGCCAGCGTGCAGCTGACGCGCGACACAGACGGCGCCATCACCGTGCTGCTCGATGGCACGGCGAATGGCCAGGGCATCACGCTGGCCGTGCCAGTCAAAGGCGGCGCCGCATGAGCACGCCCATCGACCTGACCCAATTGCCCGCGCCCAGCGTGGTGGAAGTGCTGGAATTCGAAGCCATCCTGGCCAGCCGCAAGGAGCACCTGGTGAGCCTGCTGCCGGAAGCCCAGCGCGCGGCCGTCACGGCCCTGCTTGAGCTGGAATCGGAACCGGCCACCAAGCTGCTGGAAGAAAACGCGTATCAGGAAACCATCCTGCGCAACCGCGTCAACGAGGCGGGCAAGGCCGTCATGCTGGCATTTGCCCTCGATGGCGACCTCGATCAACTGGGCGCCAACGTCAACGTGGCGCGCCTGGTCATCACGCCGGCCAATCCCAACGCCCTGCCGCCCGTGGCCGCCGTCATGGAAGACAACGACGCCTACCGCCTGCGCATCCAGGAAGCGCCGGACGGCCTGTCCGTGGCCGGCCCGAAAGCCTCCTACGAATTCCACGCCCGCAGCAGCGACGGCCGCGTCAAGGACGCGAGCGCCACCAGCCCCGCGCCGGCGCACGTCACCGTCACGGTGCTGGCCAACAACGACACAGGCATCGCCGACGCCGCGCTGCTGGCCACCGTGGCGCGCGCGCTCAACGCCGAGGAAGTGCGCCCCCTGGGCGACCGCCTGACAGTGCAGGCCGCCCAGGTCATCGACTACCAGATCGAGGCCACCTTGTTTATCGGCGTCGGCCCGGAAGTGCCGATTCTGCTGGACGCCGCACGCGCCAACGCCGTGCACGTATCGCAGCCGCGCCGCCCGCTGGGCCACAGCATCTACCGTTCCGCCTGCAGCGCCGCCGTCCACGTCGAGGGCGTGCGCAAGGTCATCTTGACCAGCCCGGCGGCGGACATCGAACTGAACGCCACCCAGGCCGCGCGCTGCACGGCAATCAAGCTCAATGTGGTGCGCGATGAATAGGACCGTGCCCACCCTGCCGCCCAACACCACGGCGCTGGAGCGCGCCATTGCCGGGGCCTGCGCCGAGCTGGTCAATGTACCCGTGCCGCTGCGCGAGCTGTGGAACGCCGACCGCTGCCCGGTCAAGCTGCTGCCGTTCCTGGCTTGGGCTTGTTCCGTCGACCGCTGGGACGACGCCTGGCCCGAATCGATCAAGCGCGGCGCCATCAAGGCGGCCTATTTCATCCACAAGCACAAGGGCACGATTGCCGCCGTGCGCCGCGTGGTCGAGTCCCTGGGCTATTTGATCCGCATCACCGAATGGTGGCAGACCACGCCGCCGGGCGTGCCGGGCACCTTCCGCCTCGACGTCGGCGTGCTCGATACCGGCATCACCGACGCCATGTTTCAGGAAATGGAACGCCTGATTGCCGACGCCAAGCCCGTCAGCCGCCACATGACGGGCCTGGCGATTTATCTGGAAAGTCGCGGCAGCATCTACGCGGGCGCTTGCGCCTACCACGGCGACGCCATGACCGTGTATCCCTGGATCGCGGAAACCATCGAAGTGCGCGGCACGCTGTTGCAGGCCGGCGCATCCCATACCATCGACACCCTGACCATCTATCCATGAGCACATACTTTGCCATCCTGACCGAAGTGGGCGAGGCCAAGCTGGCCAACGCCATCGCCCTGGGCCAAACCCTGAAACTGAAAAGCCTGGCCGTGGGCGACGGCAACGGCACACTCCCCCTGCCCGAGCGCAAGCAAAAAGCGCTGGTGCACGAGGTGCGCCGCGCGGGCCTGAACCAGCTAACCGTCGACCCGGCCAACACCAGCCAGATCATCGTCGAGCAAGTCTTGCCCGAGGACGTGGGCGGCTGGTGGATACGTGAAATCGGTATCTTTGATGAGGCCGGCGACCTGTGCGCGGTGGCCAACTGCCCGCCCAGCTACAAGCCGCTGATGGCCGAAGGCAGCGGCCGCACGCAAGTGGTGCGCATCGTGCTGATCGTCGCCAGCACGGCCGCCATCGAACTGAAAATCGATCCATCCATCATCCTGGCCACGCGCAAGTATGTCGATGACCAGGACATTACCGTGCGTGCCTACAGCGATGCGCAGCTGGCCAAGCACCTGGCCGCTGTTGATCCGCACCCGCTGCTGGCCAAGGTCGCCTATGTCGATCAGCAGGACGCCAGCGCGCGTACCTATGGCGACCAGCAACTGGCAAAGCACCAGGCCGCTCTTGACCCGCACCCACTGCTGGCGAAGGTTGCCTACGTCGATCAGCAGGATGCCAGCGCGCGCGCCTATGGCGATCAGCAACTGGCCAAGCACCAGGCGGCGGCCGATCCGCACCCGCTGCTGGCCAAAGTCACCTATGTCGATCAGCAGGACAGCAATGTCGCTGCCTATGGCGATCAGCAACTGGCCAAGCATCTGGCCGCTGACGATCCGCACCCGCTCCTGGCCAAGGTCGCCTACGTCGATCAGCAAGACGCCAGCGCACGCACCTATGGCGATCAGCAATTGGCCAAGCACCAGGCCGCCGCCGATCCGCACCCGCTCCTGGCCAAGGTCGCCTATGTCGATCAGCAGGACGCCAGCGCTCGCGCCTATGGCGACCAGCAACTGGCCAAGCACGCAGCGGCTGCCGATCCGCATCCGCAATACAGCATGAAGGAGGTGGCGACGCCGCCGAAGTTCGACGCGTCGGGCAAGCTGGTCAATGCCGATTTTGTGCAGCGCGCGCAAGGAAACATGGTGCGCTATGCCGACGTCATCGAGAGCCGCACGCTCACCGCCGAGGATATGGGTTGTGCCGTGTACTTCCCGTATTCGGGTAGAACCATCACCATTCCGCCCCCCGAATCGCTGGGCATTCCCAACAATTCCGGCAAGTGCGTCAGGTTCTTCGGGCTCTTCAATAGCGGCACCATCCTTGCCGCGCCAGGCGTGAATATTGGATTTGATGTCGGCAGCGTGCCAAGCATCACGATCAAGCCGGGGCAATTCCTGACCCTCATGGCGACCGGCTCCGGCGTCTGGCAAGTCATCGAATCTACCGCCGAACTGTGGCGCAATGCCGACTTTACGCCGCACTTGGCCAGCACAGGAAGCCAGCCCTTGCCGGGCGGCTTCATTCTGCAATGGATCGCTGCCGCCAATGCCGGCGGCAGCGGCACGGCAGCCGATACGCCTTACGACATGGCTTTTCCCAATGCCGTCGTCGCTGTTTCCGCCATCCATATCGGCAGCGATACGTCCGTCAACATCACGGTCGATGGCTCTGCCCCCAACAAGCTGGCCGGCGTACGCCTGCGCAGCAACTACACCAATGGCGCCAGTGTCATGGCCTATGTCTTAGCGATTGGATACTAACAATGCGTAATTTCTATTCGAAGGCCACCGGCGGCTTCTATCCGGAAAGCAAACAGGCGGTCTATGAAACGGCTGGCACTTGGCCCGAGGATGCCGTTGCCGTCACGCCGGAGGAGGAAGCGGTCCTGCGCACGCCCACGCTGGTGGACGAGTCCTTTGCCGCCTTGTCCGCACGCTACTTCGACAGCGTGCGCACCGCGCGCGAGGTGGTGCTCAACCGCCTGGCCGGCATCGGCATGGCAGCGCTGGCAAATGACGACGCTGCGGCCGTACAAGCCATCCACAGGGCACGCGCTGACCTTCTCGACATCACAAGCTGCACCGCTGTGGCCGCCGCACAGGACATCGAGGCGCTGCAAGCGGCCGTCAGCGCCGAATACGCGCGCATCGCCGCCACCTTGCCCGACGAGGCGCGGCGCGCCTTCACCGACGCCGGCATCACGCTGACGGCGCCTGCCACCCCGTAACGGCTCACCCACGCCCCATTCACCACCTACCAGGAGAACAATTTTGCCCACCGACTACCACCATGGCGTGCGCGTCATTGAAATCAACGAGGGTTCGCGCCCCATCCGCACCGTGTCCACCGCCGTGCTGGGCCTGATCGCCACGGCCGACGATGCCGACCCGGTCGCCTTCCCGCTGGACACGCCCGTGCTCGTCACCAACGTGCTGGCCGCCATGGGCAAGGCCGGCAAGAGCGGCACCCTGCGCCGCGCGCTGCAAGCCATCGCCGCGCAAACCAAGCCCCTGACCGTCGTGGTGCGCGTGGCCGCAGGCGAGACGGAAGCGGAAACGACTACCAACGCCGTGGGCGGCGTGTCGCCCGACGGCAAGTACCTGGGCGCCCAGGCGCTGCTGGCCGCGCAAAGCAAGCTTGGCGTGAAACCGCGCATCCTGGGCGCGCCGGGCCTGGACACCCAAGCCGTCACCAACGCCATGGCCAGCGTGGCACAGCGCCTGCGCGGCTTCGTTTATGCCTCGGCCTATGGCTGCGCCACCGTCATGGCGGCCACCACCTATCGCGGCCAGTTCGGCCAGCGTGAGGTCATGGTCATCTGGCCGGATTTTGTGAACTGGGATACCGCCACGGACGCCGAGGCCAGCATGTCCGCCGTCGCCTACGCCATGGGCCTGCGCGCCAAGATCAACGAGGAAACGGGCTGGCACAAGACCCTGTCCAACGTCGTTATCAACGGCCCGACCGGCATCAGCAAGGACGTATTTTTCGACCTGCAAGACCCGGCCACCGATGCCGGCGTGCTCAACGCCAAGGAAGTCACCACCCTGATTAACATGGGCGGCTACCGCTTCTGGGGTTCGCGCACCTGCGAGGCGCCGGGCGGCTTCTTCTACTTTGAGAGCTACACGCGCACGGCCCAGGTGCTGGCCGACACCATTGCCGAAGCGCATTTCGCCTACGTCGACGTGCCCTTGCATCCGTCCCTGGTGCGCGATCTGCTGGAAAGCATCAATGCCAAATTCCGCGACCTCAAGCGCCAGGGCTACATCATCGATGGCCACGCCTGGTATGACGAGCAGTACAACGACAAGAACGGACTGAAAGACGGCAAGCTGGCCATCGATTACGACTACACGCCCGTGCCGCCGCTGGAAAACCTGCGCTTCCAGCAGCGCATCACCGACCGCTACCTGGCCGACTTCGCCGCCCGCATCGCCGCGTAATTGCCAACACCACCCAGCCCGCCGCGCGCGGGCGCAACTGAACATTGGAGAACACCATGGGCCTGCCCCGCAAGCTGAAAGACTTTATTTTGTTTCAAGACGGCACTTCCTACATGGGCCAGGTGCCCGAAGTGACCTTGCCCAAACTCAGCCGCAAGATGGAAGAGTATCGCGCCGGCGGCATGAGCGGCCCCGTGTCCGTGGACTTCGGCAACGAAGCCATCCAGCTGGAATGGAGCGCCGGCGGCCTGATCGCCAGCGCCCTGCAGCACTACGGCGCCAGTTCGCACGGCGCCGTGCAACTGCGCTTTGCCGGCGCCTACCAGGAAGACGATGACGGCACGGTGGCCGCTGTGGAAGTCGTCGTGCGCGGCCGTTACAAGGAAGTCGATATGGGCACGGCGAAGATGGGCGACGACACCACCCACAAGTACACCATGCCTTGCAGCTATTACAAGCTGATGATCGACGGCGCCACCATCATCGAACTGGACTTCATGAGCGGCACGGAAATCATGGGCGGCGTCAGCCGCAACGACGCCGTACGCCGCGCCATCGGCATGTAACCCCACTTTTTAATCACACCACCACAAGGAACACAGCATGAACATCGATACCCAAAACCAAGCCGTCATCGAACTGGACGAGCCGATCAAGCGTGGCGACACCGTCATCACCGCACTGACCGTGCGCAAGCCCAAGGCGGGTGCCCTGCGCGGCATTTCCCTGATCGATCTGGCCAACCTGAACGTGTCGGCCCTGCAGATCGTGCTGCCGCGCATCACCGAGCCGACCTTGACCGCGCACGACATCGCCAACATGGACCCGGCCGACTTGCTGGCCGTGGGCGCCGAGGTCGCCGGTTTTTTGGCGAGCAAAGCCGATCGCCTTTCGGTATCCCCGGCGAAGTAGAAGACGCCATGGCCGACATTGCCGGCGTCTTCCACTGGACGCCGGCAGCGATGGACGATTTTACGATTGATGAACTGATGGCCTGGCGCGAACGCGCCCGGCAACGAAGCGGAGCAGAATAAATGGCAGGCCGGGATTTGAAATTACAGGTAGTGTTTGCAGCGCTGGATAAAATCACCGGCCCGCTCAAGAAAATTTTGGCCGGTTCCAGCGACACGGCCAAGGCATTGAAGGCGACCAGCGACCGCTTGCGCGACCTGAACGCGCAGCAAAAGAGCATCAGCAAATTCCGCGAGCTGCACGGCGGCCTGGACGCTACCCGCACCAAGCTGGAAGCGGCACAACAGAAGGTCGCCAGCCTGGCCACCAAGATGAAACAGACGGAGGCGCCCACGCGCGCCATGACGCGCGAGTTTAACGCCGCCGTCAAAGCGGCCGGCGCCCTCAAAACAGCCGGCCAGCAGCAGGCGCAGCAACTGCAGCTCATGCGCGAACGCCTGGCTGGCGCCGGCATCGGCACCAAGGACCTGGCCAACCACGAGCGCACCTTGCGACGCGAGATCGAGGCCACCAACAAAACCATGACCTTGCAGCAGCAGAAGCTGGCCAACGCGGCCGCCAGGCAGCAACGCGTCACCAACGCCACCCAGCACGCCGACAAGCTGCGCAGCAAGGCGGGCAACCTGGCCATGGCCGGCGCTGGCGCCACCGCCACGGGTGCCGTCATCGGTGCGCCCGTCGTCAAGGGGCTGAACGAGGCCAAGCACTATCAAACAGAAGTGGGCAGGGTCAACGCCCTGGGCCTGGGCGACAAGGTGTCAAGCGAGGCCGTCGCCTTTGCGCGCAACATGAAGACCTACGGCACCAGCCAGCTCGACAACCTGCAGCTCATGCGCGACGGTATGAGCGCCTTTGCCGACGTACACCACGCGGAAATGGTCGCCCCTACCCTGGCCAAGATGAAGTTTGCCAACCATGCCTTCTTTGGTGAGGCCGAGGGCGCCGACAACGAACGCAAGTTCATGGACATGCTCAAGGTCATCGAGCTGCGCGGCGGCCTGGAAAGCAAGGAGAAATTCGAAGCCCAGGCCAACATCGTCCAGAAGGTCATCACGGCCACGGGCGGGCGCGTCGGCCCGAATGAATGGCTGAACATGATCAAGACGGGCGGCCTTGCCGCCAAGGGTCTGAAAGATGACGCCTTTTACTACCAGATGGAACCGCTGGTGCAGGAAATGGGCGGCAACCGCGTCGGCACGTCCTTGATGAGCGCCTACCAGAACTTGTACCAGGGACGCACCACGAAACGTTCGGCCAAAAAGCTGGAAGAGTTTGGCCTGATTGGCGACAAGAGCAAGGTCAAGCACGACAAGGCAGGGCAAATTTCCTTCCTCGATCCAGGCGCGCTGCTGGGTTCCGAGCTGTTCCGCGAAAATCAGTTTGAATGGCTGGAAAAAGTGCTGTTGCCGCAACTGGCAAAGAAGGGCATCACGGAGAAAAAGCAGGTGCTCGATGCCATCGGCAGCATCTTTTCCAACCGCACCGCATCGAACTTGCACTCGCAGATGTACTTGCAGCGCGTGCAGATCCACAAAAACGAAAAGCTCAACCGTGGCGCCGCCGACATCGGCACCCTGGACAAGCTGGGCCGCAACTCGGCCGCCGGCAAGGAACTGGAAGCGCAGTCGAAACTGGCCGACCTCAAGCTGACCATGGGCGAGAAAATCCTGCCGCTGTATGTTCGTGGGATGGAACTGGCCATCAGCGCCGTGCAGCGCCTGAATGGCTTCATGGAGCGCAATCCGACCGTGGCCAAGGTCATGATTACCGCCTTCGCCGTGCTGGCCGGCGTGCTGCTGGTGCTCGGCCCGCTGATGCTGGGCATTGCCGCCCTGATCGGCCCGTACGCCATGCTGCACGTCATGTTCGCCAAAATGGGGATGACGGGCGGCGTGCTGACGCCCATCCTGCGCGGACTGGGTGGCGCCTTCATGTGGGTGGGCCGCGCCGTGCTGTGGCTGGGTCGCGCCTTTATGCTGAATCCGATTGGCCTGGCGGTAACGGCCATCGCCGGCGCCGTCTTCCTGATCTACAAATACTGGGAGCCGATCAAGGCATTTTTTAGTGGCATCTGGTCGCATATCAAGACCGCCTTTGCCGGCGGCATTGGCGGCGTCACCACCCTGATCGCCAACTGGTCGCCGCTGGGCGTGTTTTATCGCGTCTTCGCGGGGGTGCTGGGCTGGTTCGGCATCGCCTTGCCGGCCAAATTCAGCGACTTCGGCAGCGGCCTGCTGCGCAGCATGGCCAGCGGCATCACCAGCGCCTTGAACGTGTTTTACCAATGCTGGGAGCCGGTCAAGACGTTCTTTAGCGGCGTGTGGTCGCAGCTCAAGGCGACGTGTAGCGGCGGCCTGGCGGGCATCAGCGCCCTGATTATCAACTGGTCGCCGGTCGGCGTGTTTTACCAGGCATTCGCGGGCGTCATGAGCTGGTTCGGCATCCAGCTACCGGCCCAGTTCACGGAATTTGGCGCCAACATCCTGCGCGGCCTGGTCAATGGCATCACGGGTTCCATGGGCGCCGTCAAGGACGCCATCAGCAATGCCGGTTCCAGCACCATTGCCTGGTTCAAGGAAAAGCTGGGCATCCACAGCCCGAGCCGCGTGTTTGCCGAGCTGGGTGACTACACCATGCAAGGTCTGGCCGTGGGCCTGGACCGCAGCGAAGGCGCACCGATTGCCAAGGTTTCCGGACTGGCGCAGCGCCTGGCGCAATTGGGCGCCGGCATCGCCATCGGCACGGCCACGGCGCTACCGGCCAGCGCCTTTGACACGCGCGCGCCGCTGCCGGTGGGCGGATTCGGCGCCGGCATGACCATCCAGGGCGACAAGATCGAAATCACCTTCCACGTGCAGGCCGGCACCGATCCGCAGGCCATCGCGCGCGCGGTGAGCGTTGCGCTCGATCAGCGCGACCGCGAAAAGGCCGCACGCATCCGCTCGTCCCTGCGCGACCACGATTAAGAAAGAACAGCACACCATGATGATGATTTTAGGCATGTTCGTATTCAGCCTGCCCACGCTGGCCTATCACGAGCTGCAGCGGCAAACGGAATGGAAGCACGCCAGCACGGCGCGCGTGGGCCTGCGCGACGCGCATCAGTATGTGGGGCCAGGCGACGACACGATTACCCTGTCGGGCTGGGTGGCGCCGGAACTGACCGGCTCCCTGTATTCGCTCGATGCGTTGCGCATGATGGCCGACACCGGTAAATCGTGGATTTTGATCCAGGGCACGGGCCGCATCCTCGGCTCCTACCGCATCACCAGCATGACGGAGGGCCGCACCATCCTGGACGGCAGCGGCGGCGCCAAGCGCGTGGAATTTTCGATTGCATTGAAACGCGACGACGACGGCGTACTGGCCATGATCGGCCTGGGCGACATTGGCGACCTGAAAAACATGCTCAGCATCGACGGCATCACCAGCAGCGTGGCCGGCGCGGTCAGGAATGCCGTGGGCAGTGTCGTGGGCAACGTGATCGGCGGCATCACCTCGAAATACGGCGGCGCCGTCAGCGAGATGAAAGACAAGATCGGCGCCGGCATCAGCGGCGCCATCGGCAGCGCGGCGGACAAGTTCAAATGAGCGCGCATATCCCCGCCTTCCGCGTCACCATCGAGGACAAGGACATCACCGCCATCGTCTCCCCGCGCCTCATCAATCTGACCTTGACGCTGTGCCGCGGCGACGAGAGCGACCAGCTCGACCTGGCCCTGGACGACAGCGACGGCAAGCTGGCCATGCCGCCGCGCGGCGCGCAGATCGCACTGGCGCTGGGCTGGCAAGCTTCTGGCCTGGTCGAGATGGGCAAGTTCACCGTGGACGAGGTGGAGCACAGCGGCGCGCCCGACACCATCACCCTGCGCGCCAGGTCGGCCAACCTGATCGACACGTTCAAGCAGCAGCAGGAACACAGCTTTCACAAGACCACCCTGGGCGCCATCATCGAGGCCATTGCCTTCCGCAACGAGCTGGCATCAGGCGTGTCGGCGCGGTTGCGCGATACCGCCATCGAGCACATCGACCAGACCCACGAAAGCGATGCGGCCTTCCTGCGCCGGCTGGGCAGGAAATACGACGCGGTGGCCACCGTCAAGAATGACAAGCTGCTGTTCATCCCCATCAACGACAGCCGCACGGCCAGCGGCAAGGCGCTGCCCGTCATCCCCATCACGCGCGCCCTGGGCGACGGCCACCGCTACCACAGCGCCGAAAGCGATGCTTACACGGGCGTGCGCGCCTTCTGGCACGACGAGCGCTACGCGCGCCGCCGCAGCGTCGTGGCCGGCGTGCCCGGCAACAGCAAGCGCCTGCGCACCACCTTCGCCAGCGAAGCCGACGCGCGCGCGGCGGCCGTCGCCGAATGGCAGCGCATCCTGCGCGGCCTGGCCACCTTCGAAATGAATCTGGCCCTGGGCAATCCGGCCGTGTTCCCGCAATCGCCGGTGACCGTACAAGGATTCAAGCCCGAGATCGACGCCACCGACTGGCTATCGGTCAAGGTCACGCACAGCCTGGGCGGCAACGGATTTACCACGCGCGTGGAGTTTGAGACGAAAACGGAAGCGGTCGAGGCCGAGCGCGAGGACGAGAAAGACCCGGACGAAGGCGTCACGGGTGTGGTGGCCAAGTGGAAGGACGTGGCGGCGAAGAAGAAAAAATCGGGGCAGGAAATGGCGGGCACCAAGGCCAAGCTCAAGACACTGGAGCACCTTTATAAAAGCAAGAGCGGCGCCAAGCGGGCGGCAAAAATTGCATGGAACCACATCAAGGAAGTGCGGGACATTATCAGGGAAAACAGCGAGGAACCGTGGAAGCCAGAGCCAGGTGATACCAGTCCCGACAACGAGGCGGAATAGCAATACCTTGGGAACACATCATGACCAAGCAGGCAGCATAAAAATACCGTAAAATATAGAAATACTTATATAATCAAGCCTATGAAAACACTAAAATTCGTCGGAGGAAGCCAAGACGATCTGACAGATTTTCCGCTTGAGGCACGCCGTATGGCTGGTTTCGAACTGTGGCAGGCCCAAATTGGCAAGATGCCTTCTGACTGGAAGGCCATGCCGACCGTGGGTGCTGGGGCCTATGAAATTCGCATTCATGTTCTGGGTGAATGGCGCGTGATTTATGTCGCAAAACGCGCTGACGCAGTCTATGTCTTGCACTGCTTCCAGAAAAAAAGCCAGAAAACGGCAAAAGAAGATATTGCACTGGCGGCAAAACGTTACAAAGTTACTGGAGAATAAACCATGGCATCCAATATTGATCCCGACCTGACCATCACCGAATCTTGCGGAAATGTCTTTCTTGACTTGGGCTTTCCTCCAGGCGAGGCAGCAGTACTGGCCCTGCGCGCCGATCTGATGGCGCGCTTGCGCCTGATGATCGAAACGAAAAAATGGACCCAAAGCGAAGCGGCCGAGCGCTTTGGCGTAGCGCAATCGCGCATATCCGACCTGGTGCGTGGCAAGTGGGACAAGTTCAGCTTGGATATGCTGATCACGCTGGCGGCGCGCGCCGGCAAAGAAGTGCGTCTGGAACTGGCTGACGCGCACTGACACGGCACGTTCAGCGGCGCCGGTAACTCTTGGCACCGCTGTCGCCTAAACAACGTTGGAGGGCCAGGTCCGCCATTCCGACATCGGCCCAGCCATGCTCAGCGCCATGCATACACAGCATAGTTAATCGGCTTGCATTGGCAATTAATATATCACCGTTTGTCGCAAATCTAGGCGCCAAGGCTTAGGTTGTGTCCGAATGGCAGACCTGACCCCGCCCTCGCAAGTTGAAGAAAGAAGCGAAAAAATTACGATCTTTCTTTTTTCAAAGTATCCAAAAATTCCCATTGCCCTAACACATATGTCTGCGGCGATATTTTATGTTGCATTCTGACTTTTTCTGCAAGCATCCATACATCATGTCCCATTAATTTCAACTGTCGCTGGGATTCTTCCGCTCCACTATGCATGCCAGCGGCATCAAGAATAAACTGAATCGAACCTTCGCTGAAACTGATTCTCGGAGCAAGAGAAAGCACTTCAGATGTCAAGGCGGTTTCTATCCATCGCCACTCAACAGCATCTGGCAGTGTCAAATTTGGCATACTAGGGATCGCCACCATGAAGGACCGTGTTTGATAATACTCTTCAAGAATATCGCTAATCTTGTTTATTCGCATAGCGCACTCTATAGCATACCGCTCCAATGTAACGGCCAATTGAAGCGCAATAAACTTCCGATCTCGATCTTCTATCTGCTTATCTCGAGAACGCTCTTTCATAAAAATTAATAACTGAGAAAACACAGCCGCAACCAAACCTGACCCAAAAATTTGACCGAGTGGAGAAACACTATACTTATCACCGAAATACATGTACATGGCGATAAATACTATCGCAATAAATGCACACCCAATTAAAAATAATTTTAGCCGACTCATTCTAATATTTGTCCCCTATCAATGCGTTGCTGAATATCATCACAAATTCTCAAAATTTCGTTAGCTATGAGCACCTTCTTTTCAAGGAGTTTTTGAACGTCTCCAAAACCAGACTGAACAGCATCCTTATGCATTTCTACGACTACTTCAAGTGCAGTACCCAACAACATTTGAGCGTTTGAGTGTCAGGTCTGCCATTCCGACACAGGCCCAACTATGCGAATCCCCAAGCTAAAGTCTCTGCGTAAGCTCAACGTCAATTCGCATACGCAGCATATTTAGTCGTGCCGCATTAACACATTAACAATTATCACATTACATTTTTCTGTGATTTAGATGCCAAGGCTAAGATCGTGTCCGGATGGCTGGCCTGCCCCCGCCGCCGTTTGATACCTTGTGCCATTCCGATGAATATTCCAACATTCGAGAATTGGCCCTATAGAGCTCAATCTTTTCACTTCAAATATGCATAGGTTCGACTTGGCCAGGCATTAAATTTCTTTCCATATTTACTGAATACCTTATCGATGGAAGGATACGCACTTTCAAGCAAACTTTCGGTTTCCGATACTTCTTTGATTGTCCCTAACCACATATGGATGGTTCTCAGCAACTGACCAAACTCAAACCAAATGAATTTTGGGTCTACGCCACCTTCGACAATCTCATGGCAAATAACATTCAAGCAATCTGAAATTCTCCCCACTGCCCCAGAATCCGGTGAGCCTTCGGAGAAATAGTCAGACAATGGACGAGGACCATAAACATCACTTATATAAGAACCCCGAGGCGCCCCAGCTGATTCGGATGCATTATGAAACAGATCTGCCCAACTTGATATGTCCTCCTTGACTATCGAATCGTGAAACCACTTTGTCATTTTCAATGCGTTCTCAAGTGCTCTTTGTCGCATATTTTGAAAGAATGCCATCATACCCAGTACCCCACCCGCTATGATAAAGAGGAACTGTATCCAGCTTCTAATTTCTGAAAATTCCATTTCCGCACTTTTCCTTGAAATTTTTGATTATTACAAAATACGGTGTCGAAAATCAGCTTCCGAAATAGATTCAATCCCCATCGATTCTGCTTTGCTCAGTTGGACACGCCCAGCCAGCGGGCCAGCGATCAAAACATCTAACGAAGTACTGAACGCAGTCCGAACCTGCCAATCTGCCGCCCTCGCTATCGACTCCAATTCATAGCGTTTAGCTTCGCGGAAACCTGCAAAATATGCCGCTATCTGCCATTGCTTTCGATTGGACTTACCTATTGGATAGTCTTTGATGCCCATCGGGCGATAAACAGCACCATCGGTAATGATTCTGTTGTTGGGAAGGAGGCGCATCGCACTCGCCCACCTCCCGATACGTTGAACTTCTCCTGTCCTTAACGAAGTCACCTTGCCACGAATACGCCGCAAAGAAAAAGTTCGTTTTCCCTGCCTTGCATGGCAATAACCCTCTAAATAATCTGCATCAACTGCCCACACTGAGACCTTCCGAGTTACATAGCCCAAACCGTCTCGCCTCGGATACGAAAACTGAATTTCGTCGACATCTCCTGCTTCGGCTCGTGGCTCTCTCTTCGACTTTTTCTTTGCGCGTGATGGAACTTGAGCAGGTTGCACCTCAACTGCGACTTGCTTGAGTTGTGGAATATTCTCACAAGCCAAAGGAACTTTTTGCGGAGCTGCAATCCGCTCTGTCAGGCATGGAGGCGTTCTCACCTTTGCGCTTGATATGCATAGTTGAATATGTCGCCAAAGGGAGCCTCCCGGTTCGCCCGCTTCAAGCGCTCGCTTCCTGGAATTCCAGCTGCTAAAAATTATGCAGACCAAACAAGCTGCAATTACAATAAGCATAAGAAGATGAATCATTTGCAGACTATTTTTCCTTTTTTCGTCCGCTGCCGGCCACATTAAAAGTCTGCGGCCCAATGATATTTCCCACGAAATTTTGCCCAATCTTGCCGTGGGTTTCAACGTGCGGAGCATTCCCCACGGAAGATGCATGGGACGTTGGCAGGCGCATGCCGCCAATCATTCCAAGAACACCAGCTCGTCCGCGCGCATCCAGGTTCCGGAAACCAGAAACTAGTTCACTTTCATCCGCGCTGAGCACCGTAGCTGAAACGCTGCCAGTCATCACATACCAAACGTCTACGCCAATTTCTAACAGCGCACACAGGTAGACAGCATCCGGAGATCGCTCATCTTTTTCATATGAAATTTGAGCGCGTTTTTTGACTCCGCCGACCGCTGCGAAGTCATCTTGATTCATGCCCAAACGTTGACGCTCTTGCTTTAATCTTTCACCAAACATGCTCATACTCACATCTTTTTCTTGACTAGTGCGTTTTTGGACACTATAGTTACGCCATCCTGTAGCGATTACACATCATAACATTATGAAAAACGTATCCATAGCGAGGCGCACTACGAAGGGCGTCACGACTAAACCTCTTGGCGTTCGTCTGACATCGGATGAAGTTGACGAAGTCGAAGGCTACGCAGAAAAACTTGAGCGCTCCCGTGCCTGGTTTCTCCGCTTCCTGATCCTGCGCGGCCTCGCCGACTACAAGCGTGAACTCGCTTCCAAATCCATTCACTAAGGACAACGTCATGTATCCCGATGCAAAACGTATCCGCAGCCACCGCGTCATGCTGCGCCTCGATGACTATGAGCACCAGCTCGTTTCCTCGATCGCCAACTACCAGGGCGAAGAGCTTGCGGTGCTGGTGCGCCAGATCGTGATGCGTGAAGCCCTGGCCGTGATCGCCTTGGATGACGCCACCATCGACAGCGTACAGCGTCGCAGCGTTTAAACCGAGTCACTTTTGAGCAACTCTAAAGTTACAGAAAATGCCAGACCATCAAATTCACCTCAATGACGAAGAGCGCGCGGTGCTGGAACTCGTGCGCCAGCGCCAGGGGCTGGCAAGTATCGATCAGGCGGCGGAATGGCTCGTCAAGTCGCGCTTACGCAAGCAGTCAAAAAACATGACGGGTCGCGGTCGCGCCCTGTACCAAGTGGAAAGAAAGCTGAAATGAGAGTCATCGGCCTGCCCTGCCCGCATTGCGAATACACCGTCCGCGCCGTCAAAAGCCGCATGATGTCCGCGATGTTCAAGGAAATCACCTACATGTGCCAGAACCCCGACTGCGGGCACTCCTTCGTGGCGGGCCTGGAAGTACTGCGCACCCTCTCGCTGTCCGCCATGCCCAAGCCCGATATTCGCATCCCGATGTCACAGCATGCGCGCAAGGCAGCCACCAGCCAGCTGGCCCTGGACCTGACTGCGGGCTGCTGATGACTATCCCGATCCTCGCGCCGCCATAACCCGGCCGCTGTAACTCCCCTCTTTTGTTGTGCCCTGCAGCGCTCCCTTTTGAGCGTGCGGGATTCGTTCAACCTGAAATAAGGAAAACCGATGGAAAACACGCTGCACGCCACCAGTCATGCCGACAAATCCATGGCATCAAGCACGATCCGCCCGACCTTGCAAAATTGTATTGTCCCCTTGGCGCCAACGTGTTTTCTGCTGCAAACCGGCGCGGGCATCAGCATTGCGGCGCTGACCGCCCATATCCATGAGATTGCCAAGACCTATCACGCCTACGGCGCTGCCAATCTGACCTTCATTGTCAGCGATACGCGGGCACTGGAACGTGACGGCTTTTTTGCGCCGGCCAAGCAGCGCGCCCTGGTCGGCAAGCTGCCTATCGAAGTGAACTACATTTTTGCCACCGAAGCGGGTGCCCGCCACTGCTGCGGCGCATCGCACACGCTCCCGTACTGGGCGGAACATTATTCCAAGGCAGGAGCACGCTGATGCTGCGCCTGGCCAAAACCTGCGGCATCTGGCTGCTATCGCTCCTGATGGTCATTGCCCCCGACGTGCTGCGGGCCATTGGCTTCATCAAGGACTGATCCATGCCGGCGTCCCTTATCGACAATCACCTCTCCTTCCAGCCTGCCGCCGAGATTTTGGCCGCGCGCGACAAGGATATGCCGACGCCACCAGGCGCCGGGCATGCGCTGGCCGCCATCGCCGAAGCCAAGGCCCAGCTACGCAGCATCAAGCCGCGCAACCTGGCGCCCTTCATGGCCCAGGCGTGGGGATTGTCGCCGCGTGGCGCGCGCCGCTCCGTATTGATCGCCGCCGGCCTGGACGCCGACCGCTGGGAATCGCCCATCCACTCATTTACCGAGGAAGAGCGCATCGAGTTGCGCGCCGCCACCTCTGCCGCTATCCGTGTGTACGAAAGACTGTTGAATGCAATCTAAACAAATCCTGCTGCCTGCCCCGCAGCGTCACGAAGCCTTTTTGCGATCCGCCCAGTTCGCGCCCGAGCTGGCCCGCATCCCCTACAAATGGCGCAACCGTGTCATCACGGCCGCCCTGGCCAAGATGGCCTGGTCGTCTTGGTACAAAGTCTATGAGTCCGTCGCCACCGGCTTTGTGCGCGAGTTCGCCGACCTGTACGTGCCGGCCGGCGTCGACCTGTCGCAAAGCGACGCCGACATCGTGGCCACCGCCGAGCGCGCAGCGGCCGGCGTGACCAAAATGCTGTGGATGGCCGTGTCCGACACGCACGCCCTGCAGATCATGGAAGACGAATGTGCCTCGTATGGCATCGAACTGCCGGAGTTCGACGCGCTGGCCGACACCATCGCCCGCCTGGTGGACGCCCGCTGGTGGCGCCGCCAGTTGCGCAAGCGCGTCAAGCGCGCCTTTGAAGCGGGCAATATCCGCCTGGGCTATGTGAACTATCGCGGCGAACCCTACGCCAGCAACGACGCCGTGCTGTCGCGATTGGCGCAGAACCGTCGCAACGCGGCGGCGCTGGCCGCCACGCTGGTGCAGAACGAGAACGGTCAGCAATTCAGCATTGCCGAGCTGGCCGAGAAAACCACCGCGAACAAAGCCATCCGGCGCGGCGAACTGATGTTGCGCATCAACGGCTTTGAACAGATCGCCCGCGAGTGCGGCGACCAGGGCATCTTCATCACCTGGACGTGCCCATCGCGCTTTCACGCCATGCAGCACAGCGGCAAGGCCAACGACAAGTTCGACGGTTCCACGCCGCGCGAGGCCAATGCCTACCTGGGCAAGATGACGTCGCTGTGCCGTTCCGCGCTGGCGCGCCGTGGCATCGGCCTGTACGGCTTTCGCATCGCCGAGCCGCACCACGATGGCTGCCCGCATTGGCATCTGCTGCTGTTCGTCCGCCCGACTGCGAAATACAAGACGGCCCACCTGCAGGACGTGGCGGGCCGCGCCATCCGCATCATGAAGCGCTACGCCTGGCGCGTGGACCGTGGCGAACCGGGCGCCTTCGCGCGCCGCCTGGACGTGAAACGCATCGACTGGGCCAAGGGCAGCGCCGCCGGCTATATCGCCAAGTACGTGGCCAAGAACATCGATGGCGTGGCCGACCATAAGACCAAAGAGGGCTATGTTGTCACGGCTGACACCGAAGGTGATGTCGAGCTGACGCCATCGGCGCGCGTCGAGTCCTGGGCCGCGTGCTGGGGCATCCGCCAATTCCAGCAATGGGGCGGCGCGCCCGTCACCGTGTGGCGCGAACTACGCCGCATCGAGAAAAGCATGCTCAACGAAGCGCCGGCCGCCATGCGCCGCGCCTGGAATGCCGTGCAAAAGATTGACGGCGAAAAGCGCGCCTGCTGGGCCGAATACTTGCGCGCCCAGGGCGGCGCCCTGGTGCCACGCAAGGAATTGGTCGTCACCTTGGCCAAGGACGAAAAAACCGTCATCGGCCGCTACGGCGAAACCCAGCGCATCACGCCCTACGGCGTGCGCTGCAGCGACCTGATCGGCGTGGTCTTCAAGTCCGTGCGCCATACCTGGACGCCCGTACAGGCCACAGGCGGGCGCGGGGTGGCTGTTGGGGTTGCCGTTCCTCGGACTCGTGTAAATAACTGTACGCAGAACGTTCAAGTCACGCCTGAAACGCTACAGGCGCTGGCGATCCCTGACCTGCCCGACTGGGCAAAACCGAAATTATCAACGCCTGGGCGGCAGTCGATGCCTGTCCATATCCCCGGCTGATCGTTCCCGACACCCCGCCCCAGGAAGGAAATGGCACATGAGCACCTTTGCCGTGATCGTTCGCACGGAAACCGAACGCTTTGAATTTTTTGATGATGCCGCGTCCAGCGGCGACGTGATCGACGCTGCCATCGACCGCTACGGCGTATGCGGCGTTACCGCCAAACTGAAAGGAGCACCGCAATGCTGAACACCCTGACCAATTCGCCGCGGCAAATCGCCCTGGGCGACCGCGTGACATTCGATACCGACGAAGGCTACCAGGCCGGCACCGTCAACGACCTGCGCCGCGACGTGGGCAATGGGGAGCTGCATGCGTGGGTGGAACTGGACCACCAGTGGCCGGGCATGTTCCGTGCGGTGCCGCTGGGCGCGCTTGTATCTATCAAGCCAGCCCAAACTGAACGCCAGCATCTGGCTTGCCTGGCCGGCACCGCATCCATGCAGTTCATCAAGGGCAGCGCATGTGGCAAAACCAGCAAGGCGGACCAGCTCCGCCAATGCAGCAGCTGTGCGACAGCGTGAGGGCAATACGATGAATACCTACAGCACAAGATTTCTTGCGACCTGCCCGAACAATGGCGAACACATCTTATATGACCTGGTAATCGACTCCACGGCTGTCATCATGGTCGAGCACATCGTCACCGCGACCAGAATGATCCGGACCGGCTATCACGAAACTATCGCCGATGCACTGCACAAACAGTTCGGCGGTCGCCAAGTCTTGATGGCGCATCACCACGGCGTCGATATCAAGACCGTTCGGGGTGGTGCATGACGCAGCACTACCATGGCACGCCCATCACGCCGCGCAAGGTTCTGGCCCAGCTCAGGGGGCGTTCGTTCTGCATATCATTCGCTCGACCGGATGACGTGGAGTGGTGCCACGAAAACGGGCAAAGTAACATGCTCGACAATTCGGCATTTTCCATCTGGACGGAGAACATGAAGCGCAAGGCCCGTGGAGAAGCGACTGTCGAGATGGACGGCACTTTTTGGCAGGGATTTTACGCCTGGGCTGAACGCTGGCTAACCTACAAAACGACCTGGGCAGTTATTCCGGACGCGATCATGGGCGATGTCAGCGCTAACGATGCCCTCATTGCGCAGTGGCCGCATGGTCAGCGCGGTGCACCGGTTTGGCACATGCATGAGCCCTTGGATCGCCTCAAGCGCTTGTGTGACGAGTGGGAGCGTGTCTGCATCGGATCGTCAGCACAGTTTCGTGTGGTCGGCGCCGCGAACTGGCATCACCGCATGACGGAAGCGATGAACGCGATATGTCAAACCGGCCGTGTACCGAACTGGCTCCACATGCTGCGCGGAATGAATGCCGCGCGTTGGGGCTACCCATTTGCCAGCGTTGACAGCACCGATATTGCCCGCAACCACAACCGGAAAAACAATCCGCGCGAGATGGCCGAGATATGGGATGGCATTCAATGTTCACCGTTCTGGGATCGCAAGTACGTGCAGGCTGACCTGCTGTATGCAGCATAAGACGTTCAAAACGAAAGAGAAAAATGGACCAATACAAAGAATTCTGCCGGCTGCGCGACTACCGCAAGCCTGGCGTCGAAGTTCCCCAGCACACCGAGGCAGAAGCGTTCGCACTATCGATAGGTGCATTTTCCCAAAATACTGAACGCGTAAAGGCAACTAGCCCTGCATCGCGCCAGCATCGTCACTCATGTGATCGCTGCGGTTCGGTTATGGCAGAGCCATCGGACTTGTACGAAATGTCCGTCGACCTTTCGTGTGATGCATGTTTGACAGACGCTGAGCGGAGGTAGGAAAAAAAATGCTCCGATACATGACGATACCGAAATTCTCCATCGAATCCGGCTATACGCCCGACGCGATCAGAACAAAGATCCGGGACGGGATCTGGCCGAAGGACGCCGTCTGGATCAAGGCGCCAGACAATCGAATTTTAATTGACGTGAAAGGGTATGAATCATGGGTAGAGACGGGCGAGGTGTTAAAGCTGCATCGGAAAGCAGCATCGAAATCACCTTCATGTATCGCGGCACCAGGTGCCGGGAAAGGATCGCGCTCAAGCCCACCTCCGCTAACCTGAAACGGGCGGAGAACCATCGAGCGGCGATCCTGCACGCGATTGCCACCAACAGCTTTGACTACACGGCCACCTTTCCGCAATCGTCCAATGCCGCCAAGTTTGCCGACCAGGTCGGCGACGTGCAGACCATCGAGGCGTTTCTGGACAAGTGGCTCGACAGACAAAAAAAGCACCTCAAGGCCAGCACGTACAACGGCTATCGCAAGATCGTCGTTGGCCAGCTGATCCCCTGGTTCGGCACCATCATGCTGTCGGCTCTGCGCAAGAAAGACGTGCGGGCGAAGATGGAGCCCATGAACGCAACTAACAAGACCATGGCGAACATCCAGAGCGTGCTGCGCAAGGCGCTTGACGACGCGATAGAGGACGAGCTGATCGAGGTCAATCCGCTGGCGCGCTGGTGTTACTCCAAGGTGGAGGCGCCGCAGTCAAAGGACGATATCGACCCGTTCACGAAGGAGGAGCAGGCCGCGATCCTCACACACGCAACCGGCCAGGGGCGCAACCTGCTGCAGTTTGCGTTCTGGACCGGCTTGCGCACGTCCGAGCTGGTGGCCCTGGACTGGGCCGACGTCGACTTCGTGCGTGGCGTCGTGATGGTGACGCGTGCCCTCACACAACACTCCAAGGCAGCAGAAAGCACCAAGACAAACGCAGGCCGCCGCGAAGTCAAGCTGCTCGAGCGCGCTATGCATGCGCTGCTGGAGCAAAAGACATTCACTTGGACGAAGGGCGAAGAAGTTTTTCAAAATCCGCGCCTGGAACGGCGCTGGGAGGGGGACCAGCCGATCCGCAAGACATTATGGACAGGCATCCTGCAAAACGCTGGCGTGCGGTATCGTAACCCTTATCAAACGCGGCACACCTATGCCAGCATGATGCTGTCGGCCGGGGAGCACCCGATGTGGGTTGCAAAGCAGATGGGGCATGCTGACTGGACGATGATTGCTAGGATATACGGGCGATGGATGCCTGATGCGGATTTAGCTGCTGGTTCAAGAGCAGAATCTATTTTTGGAAAAGAGAATTAGAAATACTATTTCTATCATTATGAAATTGGCGCCAAAATAAAAATAATAATTATTTATTATTATTATAGAAAACTGGCGCCACCTCCTCAGGCAGGCACTGTCCAATTTGGAAAATTCTTTTCCTCGACTCCTGCGTTTCTCATAATTTCTGTGTAGGCGTCAACAAAATCCTCCCGAGATAAAATTTCTTGCGCAAAATCATATAAATTCTGCCACGTTTTATACTCACCCCATTCGATCAGCTCAATGACATCTTTTATATACTGATAAACATCTTCACTCGTTCTATTTGGATCATATGGAAGCTCGTAAAAATCCTTTCCATTATGCACCAACTTGTTACGTACTTCGGCGTACAACTCTGAATAACGAACAAGAGTCTTCTTGAATATACCCACATTACCATGCGATATTAATGCTGAAATATATGTGCGATGCTTCCAACCTATCCATTTGCTCTTTGGCTGCGTTAATGCATCAAGAACAAATATTAGATTTAGAAACTTTGATTCACTACCTGAGGAGTAAAATGATTGTCTGCAACCTCGCACTGCATTCTTTGCCGCCAACTCCAATTCGTTAGCGGTATTTTCAAATGCATTAACCAAAACACTTTCACCAGCCATCTGGCCACGTTCCAACTCTGGCCCTAACCAATTGTTCCGTGAGGAAATTGGCCGACTTATGCCTGTCAATGACACCGGTTTTAGATGAGCCTTCCCCATTGGTATGATTTCGATATCATAGAATCCGTCATGTTTTTGCCCTGCTGGATCAGGTGTAAATTCGGGCTTTGCGAATGAGCTAAATTTAAATCGAATAATATCCATTGCCTGTTCGGCCAGAGACAAACATTTTTCAATGACAGAGTCATTATGCGAAACCGATGAGTTAATTTTCAATACATCGGAATACAAAATATCAGTCTCAAACTCCAAATATTCCCCTTCAATATCACTCAATCTATCGCCAGGATTTTCATCGAATTGACGTCTGCAAACAAATCTAAACTTCCCTATCTCAAAAGATTCCTCAATCTTAACGCATTCCAAAGGAACCATTACAATACATTTCACTACTTCATTTGACACCAGTTCTGCGAGTGCCAAATTTGAATTTTTCACAGAGCTGATTTTCAAGTCAAGCCAAGGAAATGCCGTACAAAAGTCCCTAAAAATAGTATCATCATTTGGCAAAACCTTACTAGAACCGGCGTTAAACGTTACCCCATCGCCTTCAGGAAATGCGCTCACCCAATATCCCATGCTTCTGATTACCATCAGCGACTGATTAATCTGTTCCATTTTTCCAACGCATTCAGCGTTATTCCAAAGTATATTCCCAGAATAATTATCATATGGAAAAAGAATTTTTGCTTTCATACACCCTCTATACGTAGTTGGCACTTCATCTAAGCAAAAAGTATCGCACAGTCCCCTTCCGCTCTTGACAACATTTTGACAGCATTTTTCCTTGAAGTCGCAAAAATACTACGTTTACGGTAGGTTCGATTCCCGCCGTCCCACCACTGAATAAATAAAAGGGCTAAAGTGGATCCATCAGTCAAGACACTTTGCCGACTAATTTAAGCTGTGCCCGTTTCCACTGCTTCAGCTGCCCGGCGCTGACCCGTATTGCTCTTTTCCTGTGACTTTTTATCGTCGTCACCGAACCGGTCGACGATCAGCGCACCGCCGCCGACGCCGTCGCGGTAGACTTGGTCGGGCGTCTGGTAGCTGAGCGACTGGTGCGGTCGCTCGGCGTTATAGAACGCGAAATACTGCGCCAGGCCCACCATCAATTCCGCCATATTGGCGTACCCCTTCAGGTACACATCCTCGTACTTCACGTTGCGCCACAGCCGCTCGACGAAGATGTTGTCCAGCGCTCGTCCACGCCCGTCCATGCTGATGGCGACGCCTTCGCGCTTGAGCACATCGGTGAAAGCCGTGCTGGTGAACTGCGAACCTTGATCGCTGTTGAACACCTCAGGCCTTCCATGGCGGCGCACGGCATCGTCCAGGCAGTCCACGCAGAACGACGCGTCCATGCTGTTGCTGATGCGCCAAGACAGCACCTTGCGGCTGTACCAGTCGATGATTGCCACCAGATACGCGAAGCCCCGCGCCAATCGAATGTAAGTGATATCTGTCGACCACACCTGGTTCGGCCGCGTCACCGGCACGCCGCGCAACAGGTACGGATAAACCTTGTGCAGAGGATGCGCACGGCTCGTGTTAGGCCCCGGCGCCATACCCGCCAAGCCCATGCCGCGCATCAGGCGCTGCACGCGCTTGCGGTTGACCACGTAGCCGGCCACACGCAAGGACACAACCATCCGCCTGCTGCCATAAAAAGGCCGGCTGGTGTATTCCTCGTCGATCAGCGTGCGCAGCTGCAGGTCGCTCTCGTCTTCACATGCCTGCCTGGATGCAGCGTCGATCTGCCGGTACACCGTCGCGCGCGGCACGCTTGCCAGCTCGCATTGGCGCGTCACGGGCAGCTTCTCGTGCCCGGTTTCGATCCAGCCCAA